TTGGGAACTTTACTGGCGTTACTCGTCGCAGATTTAGCAAGCTAGTTGATTTTGATGTTAGAATAGAGAAAAGTCGGTTAAACTTCGTCTATAACCAATTGTCAGACCTTCGAGCCACATCCGCTGTTTGGATTGGTGAAGGTACAGAAGATGACGCAACGCTTGCTTTAGGTTATTATAGGAATAATCAGATTAACATTGACGCGCCTAGTTATTGTTCGGCAACAATTCAAGTTCAGAGTGTAATATAAATGGCAGAAATAACACAAGTAATACCAGCGTACACTGGGACGCCACCAAACAGGTTCGATCAGCTTGAAGATGAATTTTCCGATAACGCTGATTATTTCGCGGCTTATTTTGCTTCGACTCCTACTGATTACAACACGTTTGCAACTCAGGTTAATTCTGTTAGAGATGAAGCTAATGGGTTTAAAGATGACGCAGCCGCAAGCGCTGGAATGGCTGAGGCTTATGCAGACTTAGCCGCTGATACAGCTAACTTTAAAGGTGCATGGTCGGGACTGGTTGGCGCGTTAAATACGCCCGCTGTAGTTGAGCATGATGGCGCAAACTGGCAGTTATTAACAAACCTTGCTGACGTTACAGCGAGTGAACCATCAATAACAAATCCAGACTGGCTATTTCAGTCTGGCACAAAATGGGTTCAAGTAACCGCTGATTCAACCGCGTACGCAAATGGTCAATATTTTGTTTATGCTGTTACCGGCGACGTTGATATTACGCAATCTGTTTTTTCACCAAATGACTTTCTGGTTATCAGTAACAGTTCAGAAAGCACTGATGTAGTTAGGCTGTTAAACCCAAGCAACACAATAAAAGGTAGCTTAGGCACAGCGAGTGCAGGGGATAATATTATTTTAGAAGCTGGCGAAACTATACATTTAGTTGCCAGAACATCGTCAATTTTAGGAGTGATAAATTAATGGCTGACGTGGCATTAAGTAAATTAATTAGTGATGGCGGACTTCCGAAACTCGCGCCTGATTTAGATTTTCCTTCTCAGTCTTTTTCTAGTGGTTTTAAAACATTGTCATTTACACCGGCGGGCAGTTTAACAACAGTGTTGTCATTAACCGGCAAATGGGCAATATCAACCCTTGCATTGTTCGGTATGACCGCAGAGACGCATACCATAAAGTTGACGGTTGACGGGGTGGTCATTTGGGATAGTACCTATGTGACGGGAACCTCACAGATGCTTTTGGGGTTTTCTAGCAGCTCAAATATTTTAAATTCAGCAAATGACACTGTTATAAAATGCGGCTCAAGCTTTTTATTGGAAGTGCAATCCGCTACTGATAACGATGAAGTATTATATTACAACGCGAGGCCAATACTATGAGCTTAAATACCATTTTTGACAATGGCACTCACAAAATGCAAAGCGCAGGTCGATTAGCTAATGAATCAGAATTAGCTAAAATGTGGAGAGACTCTGAGTTAAAAAATACTGATTGGATAGTGCCAGTAGCAGACCATCCACAATATGCAGCATATTTAGTTTACAGACAGGCTTTACGTGATTGGCCTGAAACAGAAGATTTTCCAACGACGAGGCCAGCACTATGAAATATTTATTAATTGCGTTACTGTTTATTACATCATCCGCTTTAGCCGGAATTAACGACCCGCCTGCTAGCGCAGTATGTGCAGCAGATCAAGGTACTACCGTTTATGGTTACAACGTTTGCGTATGGCCTACATTTGGCGCTGGTGGAGTGACAGACGAATACGGACTAAGAGCGGCTTATTTTGACAATGGAGCATGGATTTACTTAGCCGAAAGAACTCATTTTATATCTAACTTTACGAATGAGGTTTCGACAGACCAGTACTTTGCAACGTTTGTTGATGCTATTAATGAAGCTATCGAAACTGAATTAGCTCCATTCGGTGGTGGCAATGAGCCGGTAAGCGGTATAGCGAGAATACAATGGCTAGCAGGAAATATCGTTTTCTCAAACAATGCGGTTACATTTTAACCATGTTGTTGTTGGCATCTTGCGGCGGAGACTATAAAAAATTCGACGCTGTTAGTTATATCAATGCGAAAGCTTCACAGATTAAATTTATCAACAATAAAATAGAGGTGTAATATGGGCAACAAGACAAAAGGTAAAGGCAAGGGCGGCACTGGTAAAAAGTAATGACCGATGCCATTTTGATGGGCTGCTTTTTAGCGGCCCTTTATTTTAACAAGTTAATGTATCCGGCTGTATTGTCGTATGCTATCACTTGCTTATATATTTCAACTTTATTTGATTCACACTCCGCAGTAATTAATCATGTTATTTACGGGTTAATATTTATCCCGCCTTGCTTTGTTGCTACAATGCGACTATCTGCCGCGATGCTTTGGTATTCAACTTTCCATCTTGTTGTAGCAATTGATTATTTTATCTACCCAGAAACGGTAACGCTTATTTCATATTTATATAATTACATACAAATTGCGTTAGCTATAAGTCTTATTTACGTTGGGTTTGAGGCATCACATGACAGCACAAACAGTTTACGAAATAGGGGCTATAGCTTTTCTGGGGTGGGCGATATATGGCACTTTCAAACACATAAGAAAACGGAAAATAAAACACGATGAATTTATTAAGAGCAATCAGCGACCACGGGAACCCGATGCTGAGTAAGTTAATTAACTATTTTGGTGTTGGTGTTGGTGTTGGAGGTGGAACAGTTCAAGTCGCAGCATCTCAAATACATAACAACCCAATTGTTGACGCTTGCGCAAATGCTGCACCAGATTGGATAGTGTACGCGCCAATAGTTGGGGTGGTATCGCTTGTTATTAAAAACGCTGCCGATTTTATTTTTAGACGTATCGAGCATAAACACAAAATGCGTGAGATAAATGAAGATAATATTCGCAAGAAACAAGCACTGGATAAGCAGATGGATACAGAGTGAGACATGGTCGCGCTGGTCGCATGTTGGCATAGTTGATGGCGTTAATGTAATCGAAGCAAAGGGTATTGCTGTTTGGCCTATGCTGCTAGTATTGCTAGGATTGAAAAAGAATTCAATAAAATTAGGTGGCGTAGTAAAAACGCCTTTATCTGAATTTTTAATTAAGTATAAAAAAGTTCAATACGCCTATATCGATGGTGACATAGAAAAAGCTAGAGCGCTAGTTGGGATTGCAATGTTCGATCCTTGGGGCTTAATTGGCATATATCTAAAAAGGCGCATAGACTGTCATGACAAGTTCTTTTGTGCAAAGCTTGTTGCTTATTGCGCAACGCACTACAGAGACAGATTTATACATCGAGCAACAGCTCAAAAAATACTTGAGATAAGTAGGGATGAAGAATGATTATAGTCAGAAACCAGCCACTCCCCGACCGCACCACTGGAATTTTAACGCTGCCAGACGGTCAAGAATTTGACACTTTAGAAAGGCCATGGCTAGATAATCAGGTTAACGTGTCATGCATACCAACTGGGTTTTATCGGTTTAAACGTGATTTACACGGGCGTCATCAATGGTTTAGGTTGGTGCATGTAGATGAGCGCTCTGATATCGAGTTTCACGAAGGAACCAAGCCAAGACATAGTAACGGATGTATATTAGTTAGTCGTGAGTGTCTGGAGGCTATGAAAGCGTTTTATAACAATCCCGAATTGACTTATGTGCTGGAGATAAGATAGTGGACATAAACCCGTTATCCGCGCTTTTTGATATTGGAAAGATAGCCATTGAAAAAATATGGCCTGACCCTGCAAAACAGGCGGAGCAGCTATTTAAACTTGAGGAGCTAAAACAAAAAGGCGATTTAGCAGAGCTTAACGCTCATGTGCAATCGCTAACTGGGCAGCTTGAAATAAACAAGGTTGAAGCTGCGCATGCTAGTATATTTGTAGCTGGGGCTAGGCCATTTGTTATGTGGATTTGCGCATCTTCATTAGCATATGCATCAATAATAGAGCCTATTGCTAGGTTTATTGCTACAGTAGTTTTTTCTTATTCTGGTGAGTTCCCTGAGATTGATACTGACATAACACTCCAAGTGCTGCTTGGTATGCTAGGTCTTGGAACCATGAGAAGCTACGATAAATTAAAAAAAACAGACACAAAATCAATTGGGAATAAATAAGTAATAATGATACCATCCTATAAAAGAAAGCATAAACTTATAGGGTGGAATTATGAAAAATTGTATTATCTGCGAATCAATCTTAAATAAAGATAACACAACTTGGTATAGGCAAAAAAATTACATATATAAATGCAATGAATGCATAAAAATTGAAAAAAGAAATCAATCTTATAACTTTAGAAAAAACAACCCATCTCTAGCTAATGATAGAAGCACAAAGTCAAGACTTAAATCTAAAAAATTAAATCCTGTAAAATATACAGCAAATCAAATGCGATCCAGCTCATTTAAACGAGCAAAAGCATTAGGTCTTGACTTCGATATAACTAGTGATTTTATATACTCAATTTGTAAAGAGGAATGCCCTATACTTGGAGTTAAGCTAAAATATGGAGGAGGCGATAAAGCCAAGAACTCAGCTTCATTAGATAGGATTGATTCATTTAAAGGGTATACTAAGGATAATGTTATGGTTATATCCTCTCTTGCTAACACAATGAAAAGCAACGCAACAAAAGATGAATTGTTAAAATTTGGTCAATGGGTTGTAGATAATATTAATAAATAACCAAACACGACAATGCAAGTATTGCTTGGCATGCTTGGTCTAGTTGGGGCGAGAAGTTACGAGAAGAAAAATAAGGTGCAAAGAGATAGCCTCAAAGCCTCGCCCTAACCCAATCACGCTTAAACTTTTCAACTCGTGCAGGGCTTGGCTTGTATCTTTGAATGTATTTGTGGAATGCCTTAAGTGATATGTCGAACTTTTCAGATATCAACCTTGGACACATTCCGTCAGCGTAAAGTTCAGCCATTAACTCGGCGTCAGTTTTTTGTTCTTCTAGGTATTTAGATAGATTCATTTGGCGACTCCGGTAATGGCATCCAGTGGGTGACTTTTAAGCTTAGCCTCAACCCTCTAAATTCCTCTAAGAAAACACCATTCCTGCCAACGCATGCAATGCAAGTTCCTGATGTTGTTCCGCATAAAATTGTGTACCCTTCAAGAGATTCATCCGGCAGCCTATCATCAACACTAATCCACTTATTCATGTTCATCCACCGCATCAATCGCCAAGCATTCCGCCTCGTCAATATCCAATCATGACAACTCAAGATAGTTTGAAAACTGGTCGTAAGCGTTACCCATTAACACACCGTTTGATGTTGTGAAATGGTGTTCTTTGTTGTTAATTATGCAAGAGCATTTGAATTCTGTCATTTTAGCTCATCCAGTTTATTTAAAATTGCAGATGTAGCAAAGCATATAACTCCGCATATAGTTAAGGTGTCATCAGTAACAAAAAATGATGCGATAAGGCAAACAAACCCTAAAGATAAATATAATCTTGATTCTTTCACATCGCCACCCATTCACGTCTAATAATTTCAATTACTTCATTAACTGTCAAACCTTCACGATTTGCAATCCATTCTGGTGATTCGCCATTAATCCAGTGGTTTAGGATGTTTTTCATTTCTTCTTCCCCATCTTAAATTTAGGAAAAAACTGCTTAGCCAGCTTCATGTCCTTTTTTCTATCGCCAGTTGGCGTAACGCCATTCTGCTCTAAGAACATGGCTAATGCGGTTTTGCTCATAGTAACTCTTTCCCGCCAGCTTTTATTAAAAGCTCTATAAATTCTTTGTATAAATCGCTATTTGGTCTGTATATACTGCAGCAGTGAACTTCATAATTATAAATATCCAATGTCTTACTTGCTTCACAAATTCTTATAGAGTCAAAAAAAACATGAAATTCTTCATTAAACATAATAAAAGTTCCATGGTCTGTTTTTTCAATTATCATAATAATTCAGTCCTATTGTTAATTTCCAAAATCATAACACTATTATTCATTGGTAGTGGTATGACCAGTAGTTAGCTCTTCGCCTATTTCAAACCACTCCAAAATTAACCAGATTAATAGTAGCAATATGAAGTAGTTAATCATTATTCACCTACCTTTGGTGGTGCTGGTTTTGACAATCCCTGCTCAATTAACCAGTTTTGGTAATTAGGAACTACGCGCAGTACAGCGGCTAAGTGAGAATATTTTGCATACGATTCGCAAAGCTCTTTTAATCGCTCAACACTAATCCACTGGCTTTGTGTGCGGGTGTTTTCGAGTTCAGACTCAAGTTCTTGCACGTAGTCAATTTGCTCACAGGCTAACCCATATATATTCAGTATTTCCTTGTTATGTGGGTACACTTTACGCAGAGCTTTCAGCTTGTCTTTTAATTCACTCATTCATCACCGCCTTGTATTGTTCCCGCCTCTGCGCGTAGTTGGTTGGCTTGGTTGACAAGCTTTTCTTCGCACTTTGACGCCGATACTTTCAGTATATTTAAGATTGCATCTCTGTATCTGGCATCACTTTTATTTGGAAGAGGGACTTCAATCAATGTTTCTGATAGAACGTCAGAAAATACAACAATACCCTTAGCCTGCTGCTCTAGGTTGTGGGCTTTTAATGCGTCTTTGTATAACGGTTCTGTAAATAATTCATCCCATTCAGCTATATCACCATTTAGATGCCATCCAGCTACACCAACAGACTCCTCCATAATCCCGCCCGTATAAACAACCATTGCATGATATTCATCACGCTCTTTCTCAAGCTCTGCTATCCGCTGTTGCTCATTGAAAACCAATAAAGGCTCTAGTAGTTGAACTTTTTTCGTCTGTCGCTGTAATGATTTCTCAAGCTCAACAATTCGCGCAATGTCGGCTAGTGAGCGAACATAACCAGTAACAGCCATGCTTGTAGTCCACTCATTTGAAATAAAAACAGCGTAACCCATGCCATTTTTATCTTTTTTCAGGTAGTAAACTTTTGTAGATGCAAGCATTTCAATATGAGTCGCCCCCTCTGGCGCACCCGCTAAAATCTCTTTATCATTCATAATCATCTCCTCCTAATCTTCTTCTATTTCGTTCACGTTCGTATTCTGCCTGCGTCATATCTTCCGGAGCATCATCCCACTCAGGCGGGTAGTCGTTTGGTGGTATTGGGCTGTAGTTCACTCAATCACCCCACCAGCCGCAATAAATGCTTTTTCGAATTCGACCACTAATGAGCTTAAAACAAAGAAAACTCGCTGATTGTTTTTTTCAAGTTCAATACACCCTGTCTCACTGTTGAATCCTGCGTCACTGAAAATAACCCCTCCATAATTTGTCATCAAAACATATCCTGCACTTTTCTTTAGTATTACCATGTCGCAATCCTCAATTAATTTCCAACTAACTATAAACCACTTTTTATCCGCATGTGGTATGACCAGTTACACATCGTCGCTAAACTCCCACAAAACCCCGTTTATTCTTGAACCTTGCCCTGTTTTATTGTGCTTGCAATACAGTAAAACCTTTTTGTATGCATCCCGCTCTTTTTTCAAAAACTCATTCTCAGTAAGAAGCTTTCTATATTCTTCTATTTGCAATTCAACCAATTCAATTAGTTGTTTTTTGTTGTATGACTCGATGTTGTTAATCACAACTCCCCCAGCCTATCATTAGTACTATCAATAACCATCTCCAAATAACGCTTAATCGACTTTAGCGCATCGTCGTTATGCTTATGTTTAGCTATCACCGCCACAGCCTCGTTAAGCGCATCTAGCAGCCCG